AAATGCTGGCAGCGAAGATGGGCGGCGCAGTCTCGCCAGTCACTCCGATCAAGCCTGACAGCCCGAAGCGACTGGCGAAAAAAGCAGCGAAGAAGCGAGCACGAAAGAAGAAGCCGTGAGCGCAAAGGCCGTCCAGCATTACGTTGACGGCGTGTTATCCGGCAAGATCGTAGCCGGCGAGATGCAGATTCTCGCCGTGCGACGCTACGTCAAAGACCTGAAGCGCACGGCCAAACCGAACTGTCCGTTCTACTTCAATCAGGTGGCCGCGGAAACGGCCCTCGAATTTTTTCCTCTGCTCACTCACTCATCCGCCGAATTCGCTGGCAAGCCATTCATCCTGGAGCCCGATCAGATGTTCATAATCTGGAATCTGATTGGCTGGAAGCGCACGTCTGACGGCAAGCGTCGATTCAAGTTCTCGCACATTGAGGCCGCGCGCAAGTGGGGCAAGACTTGCTTTGTCGCCGCGCTGATGTTGATGCTTTTCCTGCTGGACGGCGAAGCACGTCCTGAGATCTACTGTGCCGCGACCAAGCGAGCCCAGGCCAAACTCGTCTGGGAAGAAGCTCAGCGCTTCGTTGAAGCGGCACCGTTCCTGCGTTCCCGCATCGTCGTGAAAGAATCCTTTCATACGATGCTCAAAGCCGACAAGGGAATTATCCGGGCACTCGGTGCAGACGGCGGCGGCACAGACGGCTTTTTTCCGCACGTCGTGGTGTTCGACGAGCAACACGAGTGGACGAAGAAAGCTCATTTGAAGCTGTGGTCCAAACTGCGCACAGGGTCTGGACCACGAAAGCAGCCGCTCTTCATTACGATCACCACAGCCGGCGACGACCAGTCAAAGCTCTGGCAAACCGAACGAGCCTACGCTGTCAAAGTGCTGCGCGGCGAAGCGCAGGACGACACGGCATTCTGTTTTATCCTGTGCCTGGACGATGACGACGAGCTGCTGGACCCAACCACGTGGCCAAAGGCGAACCCGCACCTTGGCACCACGGCGAAGTGGCAAGACTATCACGACATGGCCGCCAAGGCCGAACTAGACCCGGCCACCAGACGCGACTTCGAACGCTACTACGCAAACCGCAAAGTGGCCTCGGTCACGCGCGCCATACCGGACAAGGCGTGGGCACTCGGTGCAGCTCCGCTGATATCGCTCGCCGGGCGACTGTGCCACGGAGGCGTAGACCTGGGATTTCGAGACGACCTCGCCGCGCTGGGTTGGGTCTTTCCGCCGCTGCGAGCTGATGGCACGTGGTACATCAAAGCCCGTGCATTCGTCGCCGAAAAAGGACGCCGCGATCTGACCGCTGAACCGTTCCCCGGGCTCATTCGAGCCGGCCTGATCGTCGTCACAAAGGGCAACACGACCGACATGGCCGCGTTACATTCTTCTGTCGATGAATCGCGATCCATGTACAACGTCAAGTCCATGGCATGCGACCCGAACAACGCTGCCCAGTTTGGCGCGGAGCTCATGGGCAAGGGCATCGACGTTGCAGACTTCAAGCAATCGACAATCAACTACAACGAGCCAATGCGTGAGTTCCTGCGACTGCTGGCGGAGGGCAAGATCATCCACGGCAACTGTCCGCTGCTCACATGGTGCCAACAGAACATGCAGGCATGGACCTCAGCGTCCGGGCTGATGATGCCAAGCAAGCCCAGCAGCACAGAGAAGATTGACCCGCTGGTGTCCGTGATCATGGGCTTCGCTGAAGCCCTGCACTTTCGCCGTAAGACGATCGCCAAGGGCAGTGGGCCACAGGTGAGATTTTTATGAAGCAATGGCTGCGAACACAATTCCGCTCATTCGCCCAGCGAGCTGCCAGGATCGCAGGCTACAGCGCGATGACGTGGTCGCTGTTGGGCGGATCCGTCAGCACAGGATTCTCCACCAGCGGCATGACGGTCACCCGTGACAGCGCGCTCAAGGTTGCGGCGTACAAGCGCGGCGTGCAACTGATCGCCGATTACATCGGCAAGACTCCGTTCCTTGTCAAGCTGGACAAGGCGAATGCGAAGCAACATCCGGCGTGGCGACTTACAAAGAAGTGGGCACGCTATCACGAGCTCAGCAGTTTCGAATTCCGTCGCGTCATCACGATCCACATGCTGACCACCGGCAACGGTTACGGCTGGATCCAGCGAGACACTCAGACGGCACGGCCGGTAGCACTGCACATTCTGGATCCGGGCAAAGTTCAGCCGATGCTTTACGCCGGGCGGCTGGTCTATCGGATCGCAGGATCCGACACGTACCTTGACGCGACGGACGTGATTCACATCCGTGGATTCTGCGTCGATGGCTTTAGCGGCCTCGATCCAATCACACGCTACGCCACAGAAGTCCTCGGCCTGGCGATGGCTCAGCAGCAGTACGCTTCGAAGTACTACGAGAACGGCGGGACACCGCAGACCTACCTCCGCACCGATGAGTTCTTGGATGAGGCGCAGTGGGCGAAAATGCAGTCACAGTCCGGACCGCTTAAGCGATCCATGGACAATCCGCACGAGATTCCTGTGCTGGAAAAGGCGGACCTAAAATCCGTCAGCATGTCAGCGGAACAAACGCAGCTGCTGGGCGCTCGCGAGTTCTCGCTGAAGGACATCGCCAACCTGCTCGGGATGCCCGCACACAAACTCGGCGGCAGCCAGGCCACGTCTTATGGCAGCCTGGAAGAAGAGAACCGCAGTTTTCGCGACGACACGCTGGACCCGATCCTTGTCCAATTCGAGATCGAGTACGAAAAGTTACTCACCGAAGAAGAGCAGCAGACCGAATCGCATTCGGTCGAAGCGGTCCGTGAATCGCTCGAACGCACAAACATGAGTGTCCGTGCCGACGTGCTTTACAAAGCAGTCGGCGGTCCGCACATGACACAGAACGAGGCCCGTGACACAGTCGGTCTGCCGTCCGTGAAGGACGGCGACAAGCTGCTGGCACCGTCGAACATGGTCGTGGTCGGACAGCAGCCGGCAGCCGGACCTGCAGGCCGGTCCGACGACTTCGACGCGCAGTGTCTGACGGCACTGGCCGCCGTGACGGCACGCATGCTCACACGTCTGAACACGCAGATTGAACGCACAAAGTCAGACGGCTGGCGTGACTTCGTGAACTCGCTGGAGGAGAAGCATGGCGATGTGATTCGGTCGGCATTTGCACCACTGATTCCGTTATGCGGGGGCGATGTGAAGACGCTGGCAGGCGTCACACGATCATTTTTTGAGGTCGCATCACGCGGCAGCAATGCCGGTGTCCCGATTGCCACGCCGGTTGACACGCTGGCAGGGCAGATTCTTTCCATCATTCGCAACAGAACTTAAGTCTCAGCAAAACTATTTCGACCGAAATGAAAGCCCAGACCATGACACACATCATTCGCCGATTTTTACCAAACACGCCCACACGGTCTGCGGTCCGCCTGGAAAAACGAGCCAACGCGAAAGAGGGCGAGCTCCCGGACATCGTGGGCTTGGCGGCCGTGTACTACAACGCCAACGATCCCGCCGGCACACAGTACCGGCTGTGGGACAATTACTTCGAGCGTGTGCTTCCGGGCGCGTTCGACCGCGCCGTGAAAGAGGACGACGTTCGGGCGCTGCAGAATCACGATCCGCGGATGCTGCTCGGTCGGTCGGCGGCCGGGACGCTGCAGCTGGAAGTCACCAGCGAAGGGCTGGCCTATCGGATCAGTCCGCCGGACACGCAGGTCGGGCGTGACACGGTCATGCTGCTGCAACGAGGCGACATGGACGGCAGCAGCTTTGCGTTCCTGCCTTCGACAGGCGGCGTCAAGTGGACCGAGGAACGTGTGAGTGTCGCCGGCAACGAGATCACGATCTACGTGCGCAACATCAATGCCGTGGATCTGTACGATGTGGGACCGGTCACTTACCCGGCCTACGCTGGCACCACTGCCGGCACGCGATCGCCACGCATGTTTCTGGACGCTCGCAGCGGAGACGCCGCCGAAGTGGCCCTGATCACCGCGGAGTTCGCGTCGCATCAACGAGCCACCCTGTGGACACCACAGCAGCAGCAGCGCGACCGCGAACTGCTGATGGCGGACATGTAAGGTTTTCGCAATCGTGAACCGTTTAGGCG